AAAAGACAATATCAATTAATAGTAATACTAAGTAACGCATAGTAATATATAGTAACGCAATTATTAAATATCACATTCGCAATTTAGACAAAATCTAAATTATAACATAATTGATAGTTTTGTTTTTCAATAAAAAAATAAATGTCTTTTTTTGCACAAAACATTTGTAACAAACGAACTGTTTTTAGATATAAGCATCATTAATCATGGGAATATAATATGGCTGAAAAAAAACAAAGTTACACAGAGGAAGAATTGAATGAAATGATTGCATGGTTTAATGATCATGCTAACCAACTTCCCAAAACAATGCAAATTAACAAATCTGCGTTCACTCCAGATTTAGTCCTCACTATCGAAAGCTGCATCATGCAGGCGAAACAAAATTTAGGAAATTACAAGATGGAAGGATCATTCTTGCTTCTAAGGCAAATAAGAGCCAATATTGAAAAAGGAGAAAACGATCTTTTGTAGATCCGTCCTTTACATAGATAGCGGTAATCCTTCCGGATGTCCGCTATCATTTCACGGAAATATGAATTCAATAAACTCGCCTGACCAGTTTTCACCTTCACGACAGAATTTATACACATCTCCAACCTTGTATAATATATAAACACATTCATCCATAACAGCAGCCTTCTCTGCGATTGAACGCATATGTTCCATCTCCCTCATTGACTTATTTCCTTGGCACAAGCAGTTTTTCATAGTTCGGTTCAATTCCATTTTTTGTTAATAATATTTCTTTCAAACATTTGAATATTTGATATTTTTTACCCATATTTGCATTATGAAACTGACGTTGAAAATCAAACTTGTCCCAACCGATGAACAACATCGTCTTCTTCTTGAAACTCTCAAGGAGGCTAACGCTGCGTGCAATCAGATTTCTGATATAGCGTGGCGGAATAAGACTTTCAACCAGTTCAGGCTCCATCACCTTTGTTATAATGACATACGCGAGCGGTTTAACCTTTCCGCTCAAATAGTTGTACACTGCATAAGCAAGGTGACGGACGCTTACAAACTTGACCGTAAAACACAACGGACATTCAAGGAATACGGGAGCATCAACTATGACAGCAGGGTGCTTTCCTATTCCGGTACATACGTTTCTATATGGACCGTAGGCAAAAGGCAGAAAATTCCTTTTGTCTGCCACAACACCGATTATATTCCTTACATCAAAGGGGAAGCCGATCTTGTGTTCAAGAAAGGCAAGTTCTATCTTTTCCAGACGGTGGAAGTCCCCGAAGAGGATGTGGAAGATGTCGAGGAGTTTATCGGTTGTGACTTCGGAATTACCGATATTGTGTGTACATCCGAAGGCAAATCCTATTCTTCCCAATCCCTGAACCGGTACAGGGACAGACAAAGAAAAATCCGTAGTTCTATTCAATCCAAAGGCATGAAAGGTCGCACCCATGAATGCAAACGTGGCTGTGCAAAACTCCTGAAACGGCTCAAAGGGAAAGAAAGGACTACTGCAACAATAATCAACCACACCATTTCCAAACAAATAGTAATGGAAGCCCAAACCAAAGGGCTTGGTATTGCCATTGAGGATCTGTCCTACATCCGCTCCACCACCGAACACAGGAACAGGACTTTCAGAAGGGAGCTCAATTCCTGGTGCTTCCGGCAGCTCCGCTCTTGTCTGGAATATAAGGCCAAGAGGGCAGGTGTACCTTTGATTGTCGTGGACAAGGCATATACTTCCGAGACTTGTTCTAAGTGCCACCATATCGGCACAAGAAAGAACAAGTACTTCAAGTGTATATATTGCGGAAACGATATGGATGCGGACATCAACGCCGCAAAGAATATCGCTCTGCTTGGGGCTGCCATAAACAAGCCTGAAAAATCGGGTATGTGGTCGTGCTGTCTGCATGTCACTGCTTAGGTTTAAAACCACCAAACTAAAGATTTGGTGGTAGTTTATAGTTCGCACCTCCTTATAAATTTCTCAATAGAGGGCATAAGCCTGTACGTAACATAATGCCTCCTTGCTTTGGAGCTTACCTTGAAAATTTTATAGCCATATTTCTTCTCAATATCAGAACCAAAAGAAACGCCATAGCTGGCAATCCTTATACCATTTGATATTGGTATTGCCGTGATGGAACTATAAAAATCTCCACGTATGATAAGGTTTGGAGTATTGTTCCCTCTTGCAGAAAAACCCAGATATGAAGGTTTCGGTTTCTGTATCTTTGTCTTCCAATTTTTATAGCGTTCGGCGTTTTTCTTCCAATGCTCTCCATAAGTTTTTTTAAAGTATGGGTCCTCAGTATATCCAGGGATCAAAGGATTTTCATCTCCATCAACACCACTATATAGCTGTTCTCGTACATATTCCTCAAACTGAGGAGCATCCTTTTCCATCTTATCCCTTATCATTGGCTGAATGCCATCAGCCAATTTCTTCCAACATCTCGCGTATTCCTCCAATGTCATAGCAAAAACGGGGGATCAATCTCCCCCGCCTCCTAAATTACTGTTATTGATAATTCTATTATATACGGAAACCAGCCTTGATTTCCGCCTTTCTCTAGAAATGTCCTTCCAGAATACATCTATATTCTGAGCAACAAACTCATCCAATGAAAGTTTGGCCACCTCGGACTCTATAAATGTGACTCCATTAATTCTCATTGTACCCATTGTTCAATCCCAATGACCCTATTAGCCTGTAAAATAGAAGGAGATTTAAGCACCGGTACACCTCCTGTCGCTGTAAGCACACCGTTACTGTATTCCAGTGCTGACGCACCAGAAACGACTGTTGAAGCCTTCTCAGACAATACAGCGCCATAATATGCAGTAAGGTCTGTGCGGTCATAGTGATCCACGAGTTTATATGTATTCTCAGGAGATGTCATTTTCACAAATTCAACATAATTCAATCCCTTGAGAACATTTTCCAAATTTACACCCGATTGTTTTACAGACATGTTTTTCATCATCTTCTCCGTATCGGAATACATTGCATTAAACGCAAGATAAGCCTTTTGTCCGCTTGAGTCATAAGTCTGCCCTGTAGGGTAAACCCCTGACAAATCGAATCCTGCAAGCTCGTCTGTTCCGTCATCCTCTCCGTAGATAACATTATTCTTGTCAAAAACATACATATCAAACAATGTATCCTTGTTGGCTACAAGATTAGCTTGTAAAGCTAGATTAAACTTACGCAACGTGAATGTATCCGTCCTTGCCGAATAGCCCGTTATTTCCGAACCGGCATAACCATTTTCCGATGTATTGGGTTCACCACCGCTTACCGCATATTCCGAAAATCCTGTAATAGGATAAATTCTGTCCGGATAATCAGCATGACAAGCCTCTTCCAAAGCATCAGCAGTCAGTTCCTTTGGCAGTTTTTTGCCATGAATGACCAATATAACACCTGCTACCTTGTCCGGTTGCAGGGGGCAGTAATTCATTCCAGTATTAAATCCGGACGTGCTGCCGCACTCTCTAATATCTGTTCGCATAACAATTCTGATTTTTAACTGTTAAATCCAAATTCTTTATTTCAATAGCATCTATCTTTTCGCCAACTTCCTTACCGTCAACATCAACAGCACCACGTCTTCCAAAACTATAATTTTCTGAATATGTATGGCTTACAATACCGGAGTAACCGAAATCAAATTTATCACATTTTTTTAACTCTTCTATGAATCTGTAATACAAAGGTCGAAGAATACCTTCAAAAGATATCTCACGACGTTGTTCATTTGTATACTTTTCCAATGTATTGGTAGCGATTATTATGTTTACAGATGCCTTACAAAAATAATCCTCACTATCCCTTTCCTCGTCTAAGGGAACATACAGCCCTATCATTGGGAATTTTCCCAATGCTGTCACCCTGCTTTTCCCAAGAAGAAGAAGTGTTTCCCTTATATAAGAACTGTCACCATATATGTAATTTATCTGTTGATCCATTCTTTTTGACAAGGAAGCACATACATCTGATATTATATCGATTATCATATTCCAAGAGAATTAATTGTTTCCAACAATTCGAAATCGGTGGCGATATCCGGATAGTCCGCTTTATTTGATTTAAGCCACCTCACAAGTCTGATATTCATTCTTACCATGTCATTCCATGCGAATATCATTTTCCTTTCTGGACTTACAAGACGGCCGTCATCTTCGTCAGCCTTCACACCTGTAATAGTTGCCTGTGCATGATTATGTCTCAAATAATGAAAATATATATAGTTGGCAATAGGGGATTTGGAAACCTCACTATCACCATCACTATATCTCACGACAAGACGCGCTATAAGATCATCCCATCTTTTTTCCTTCGTTTTCCTTTCGTTGGCAATATATGATGAGAATTCCTCATACAACTTCTCTCCAAGGAGTTTTCCCAGATATTCCGACTCATATTGCATTACAAAGCCTTGAAGGCTGGCAACTATCGCCTTATTAGTCTCAGAGGGAGTATGTATATTCAATACAGCACCCTCAATATCAAGAATACCTCCTTGAAAAAAAGTATAATCCACTAACATTACACAATATCTTTGAGGTTCTTCTTTTTATTGAACAAGTCTTCAGCACCGATTTTCTTAGCGTCCTCTATCAATTCCGTAGGAACGGTGGCAACACGCCCATCTTGGAAGAACTTAGCTGCAAGTAACATATTAACACTTACCTTATCACCTTTTTTATAAGAAGCTCCGTCCTTTGCGAACTCAACCTCATAAGTTTTAGTCAAATTTACCTTCATAGCATATATAAATTTATCCGCCGACAGCGACGGGGGTTATAGCTTCAATAACGGTTGCAATCTTATCCTTGACAAAAGCTGTTTTATATTGTTTTTTGATATAAACCATCAATCGTTTCTCACCAAGGATAGTCACCATATTTTTAGTGAAATCATCATTTTCCCACCCAAGTGTAATGGTAAGGACCCATACATCACGGATGTTAAGATAGTTAAAATCTCCAACCCAAATATCACCTTGTTTGATCGCAGTGCTGGTTTCCACTCTCAGACCTTGAATCAGTTCATCACCAATACGGAAAGGACGAAGATATTGCCCATTAACATCCTTAGTCAACTGCATTTGTGCATAGTCAAGAGGATGCATGAGCACAAGGTTTGGGCGATAAGCCATATTGGACATTGACACAATCTGTGTATACATACCAACAATAACATCATAAGTGTTGGGCTTATCTACTTTCAGAGTTGTCAAGGAGAATGTAGGTATATCACTCCCAATCCCTTTAATCTGACCACCAGAACCAGTACCAGACAGAATACCTTCTTCTTCTTTCAAACCAATACGATTGATAATCTCAGCCCTAACCTCCGCAACCAACTGAGGCAAATCAGATAATGTTTCTTCGGTTACTTTTGTGCCAAGAGCCACTTTGCCAGCATTGATAGTAACTTCTGACAATGTACCGCTCATCATAGGCTTAAGACCGCCTTCTGGAACCCATTCGGCTTCTTCTTCACCCGGATTGAACTCCGCATAAGTTAATGATCGTGTAGATATTGCTGCCACATTGGCAAATTTACGGATTACAGTCTGAGAACGCGGATCAACAGATAACTGACTATCAATTGTCATGTTATAATGTGGTGCCACACCTGTACTCTTCAAGGGCTCAACATCCTTTTTGCTCATAACAAGTGTAAGGCTTTTCTTGAATCCAGGAGACTGCTTACAAGCTGTTTTCAAGTCCACGGATTTCTCTCCATGTTTGCCTACAGTAATGAAATCCTTCAATTGCTCTTCAATCTGCTGGTCTACAGATTTGAAAACCGTTTCCCCATCTTCATTCTTATGCATTGCACCCTTCATGCGAACAATTATCTCTTTCATCTCACCAAGTTCCTTACGCACTGTTTCCAATTCCTTTTCGGAGTCTATCTTTTGAGTAACCTCATTTAATTTATCCTCAAAAGTTTTTTTGTCGATAGTATCGTTCATGAAATCACCTACAGTAGCGTTTATTGCGTCCTGCAACGCCTGTAATGACTTCACGGAAACCTCATCCATTCCCGACAAATCAATTTTGCTTAAAAAGTCAAATTTCATACTTCTTTAAGTTTTAAAGGTTTTGTAAATATTTTTATTTTTTTATCGGCTCCCTCTTCATCAAGTGGCTTGCCTGCCGGCTTGTATCGAGCGAGTGACATCGCTTTTCTTATTAACGTTTGAACTTCCTCTCTCTTCCTTATTGGAAGTCCTTTACATACATCACTTATTTCAACCGGAAGTGATTCCAACGCACTTTCATATTCTTCTGCCGATTTCAGACCAAGATATTCAGTTTCCCCGTTACATCCTATGGACACTACGGATATCTCATATAGAATGACTTCCTTTACAACCAAACAGTCACGTTCCCTATCATATTCACATTTTTCCCATACATAACTATAACCTATAGAGAACTGGTTCAAAGTTCCACTTTCAAGCTGTTTCAACGCTTGATTCCCTCTTTCCACATCATCAATAGACGCTTCAAAGTAAAGCCCTTTCTCATCTTCTTGCAGAAGCGTAATGCGTCCTATAGGTTCATGCATGTCATGCATCCACAACATGATAATCTTATCATTAGCAGAACTTTCCGGACCTCTCTCCTGTATACTTTTTGAGAAACATCCTTTCAAGAGCATATCACCGAACTTATCAATGTTATTGAAAATTGCGGCATAACCACTGATAGTTCTGCTGCCAGAATCATATTGTATCTCCTTTGCATAAAAAGATAAGGATTTATACTGCTTCCCCAGCCTGTCCTTGTATTTGCTTGTCTCCATCATTATTTATTTCTATTTTAAATTCCCCTTTTGGGTTATCCGGATCAATATCTGTAAAATTAGACATCTCAGTTCTTGCCTCCTCAAAAGTAATCAGCCGGTTGTTATACAATGAAGCTATAGCATTAGAGGCTGTAGACAAGGCATCCGCCAACTCTTTCATGTCCTTTTGAAGACAAGCGACATGAGTAAAGTCCATTTTGATTATTGCTCTGTCCTTACATATAGCATTAGTCAAAGCCTCTGTTATACATTCACTGTCAGGAATAATAAGATCCTGATATGCCGCTTTCTTTGCCTGAGAAGAGTTATCATAAGTACTTCCTTGTATAATCAGATTGGCGTCAAAACCTATGGTCTGAGCTATCGCCTCCAAACACGCCTTATCTTCCTCATGAAGCTTCAATTGTTCCGTATTTGATCCTAATGTAATCCATCCCAGTTTCTTAGGAGTCACCATGATTTCATACAACTTATGCACTATGCCATATTTCCTTTTAAAATCATTCTGCAATTTTTGGGATTCAGACGGAGTAATGGCGGCATTCCCTACATCAGTCGTATCATTCCCGTACAATATCCCTTTTGGACCTCCATTAACTATAAGATTTCCTCTCCCTATCAGTTGAGCCATATAGTTTCGCGTATGCGAAGATAATGCGTCTACAGGGGAATGGAAGGCAATTTTCCCTCCATTATTGCTTGGAATATCCATTATTGAATCGTATATGACAAAATATTCCTCATCCCCAAGCTCTATATTTACATCTCCCCAACGTATATATACCCTTTTAGCAATTGAAGAAAGTTCTGTCTGAGTAAATGGGTCTTTACCGAATGATTCCATATAAAATAATTCGGGAGGTATTACCATCATGGATTTAGGCAGGTCGGATTTTAAAGCTCTCAATGTATAAATAGGGCAAAATCCGAAACATTTTAAGGATATCTCAACCTGTTTTATAAAGGAACGCCCACTCTGTATTATATTTGGACGATTTAAGAGAGTCACAATATCTTTAAAACTCCTCTTTTCATTCCCGTTCATATCTGTCACGTAATATCTTCCGTTCTGAATCATTCTTCCGCAATGATCTAGAACCATTGCAAACGGCCAACATTCATGCAAGGCTCTTGCTTTCCCCTCAACAGTAGACATATCGTAATCTATATTTCCTTTATTGCCAGGAAACAGGCTCTCTACCCATTTAGGTACATAAATAAAATTACCCCCATCATCCTTACCATGATAGGTGGCTTCATCATACATATCCTTATTTGACTTCTTTAAAGAAGGTATCTTAAACCAGTGTCTCATATACAACAATAAAGGCAACCGCCGTTATAATACAGCAATTGCCTCCACAGTGATCACGTTCTAAAAGTGGGTATGGTGCAACTTCACACCATGAAGGCAATTGCCTGTTACAAAGGAACAAATTAATTTATTAATTAACAAGTAATTCAAATATTATTTTCGTTTAATATAAATTAAAATAATAAACTTCCAATTTATATACTCTAAAAATACCCATATTAAAAAAAGACCAACATTTTTTGTACAACATCCGATATTTTTTTGCCAAAGTTTTGATATATCTTAAAAATATACCAATTATATATTATATTTTTTCGATACGTAATAAGACAGTGCTGCTACAGAATAAATTGCAGCGCAATCATCTGAACCATTATAGTCCAATACTCCATCCATAAACTCATTGTATTGCGGTATCTTGTCATAGTCTGAACGGAACATCACATTATTTTTGATAAAATCCAAAAAAGCAGATATCCTAGCGTCTGCTCCCATATTTTTATGTATGATTCTGACATCATATCTATCCCTTAAGCCCCGTGCTATAGGAAAATAATTTTTTTCACTTTCAAACAAGATCTCCGCAGGAGATATCCCTTCTAAAAATGACAGAAGAACATTTTCATCAAATGAACTTATATATGTCACATTATCGATATATATTCGCTCATTTACATAACATGAAACCATAATAAACTTTCCGGCATATTCGGGAAGAACATATACAAGTCTTGTCCCCTGAATATTTTTAGATATATCATAATATCTCATATCTTTATTTTCCTGCTTAATTTTACTTCGTTTTCTTTTTAAGGAGAAACGAGTATATTCATCCTTAAACACCCATACGGTAATATAACGTAAGCAGTCGCAAATGTGCCCGTACTTCTCATAAGACTGCCCCGTAACCTTATCCTTAACTCTCGTCTTCAACATTCCACCGTTAACATCCTTCTTGGCATTATTATAATCAACAACTGAATTCTTACATCCGTCATCTACTGAAAAACACATTCCGGAACCACCATCAAGCATGTAATTGACAAACTCACCAGACATGGGCACGGACGGATTAGAATATGGTATCCTTTCTTCGACATGGTAAGTACCTTCCAGCCCTTCTACGAACTTGTCAAGGAATGACCTCTTTTCATCATCTATAGTATTCCCATTCCTTGTTGAAGCGTCACCATATAAATACAGCATATCATTGTATCTGATTGACCGCAGATAATCAACAGCCATCCGAGATGCATGCGTTACTGTGTTAAAGGGATCACCGGCACATATCTCATTAAACTGCCTTATATGACTTCCGTCCACTTGATAAAAACAAATCGAAATATAGGGAAGAACATTGTTATCAATAGAAATATGCACAGGAAGTCCCTTGATATATCGTGTTGTTTTAATATGCCTATTAGAATCGAAAGCATATAGAAACTCACCCCCCGTCTTAATACTACCCCATTCACCCAGCGCATATACCCGGTAATAGTTGTAATCATGTTCCTTGTACCATTGATAATTGGATATTGTCTGCCTGTCATAATATCCATATTTACCGTCCGGAGAACCAACCACCCAAAAATTATTTTTATAAGACGAATGCAGTTCTATTGTATCCGATGGGTACTTTTCCAGCTTTCCTGTACGTTCATTGGCGATCATTCTAGGTTTGCAACCCCGTTTCCCTAATATTGTGCTGTATGCCTTTGGCAAAGAACTTTTAGTAAGAGGATTTTTCACTTCGCCATATAGTTCATTTGGAAGATCGTCCCATTCATAAGTATCAAGAATTTTCGTTTTAATCCATGAATCCTCAGATACAGGATTAAAATTGCATATTATCTGCAACCCTTCCTTACCTCTAAGACGGAAACGTATCTGAGTAAAATCTTCATATTCGAACTCGGTTGCTTCTTCCATCACTATCCAACGATATCCAGTGATAGACTTTATTTTTTCAGGATCATCAAGCCCTGTAAAGTCAATTTTACAACCATTTACACAAGTTATATTATTTTCCTTAGGCACAAAGAACTGACTCAGTTGAAGAGCCTTTAGTTGGGTCTTAAACTCTTCATACACTGTATTCCTCAGACTAGCTCCCACTTTTCTTACAACAAGAGCCGAACCTTCGCAAGAAAATACAGACAACAACACAGCCTGTGTCGTAGATACAGATTTTCCCGATGAAGAACCACCTCTGTTTATAATGTACCTGATATTCTTGTCATGCATAGCCTTACGGATATGCCAAAACAGAGGATTGAACAACTTATGTGAGAATACCATCTCTATCATCACTCGTCCCCAATTATCATGCGCACATTAGTACTGACATCACTTTTTACCGGAGCATCCCATCCAAGCATCTTGCTTATCTGTGTAATGGCGGCTATCTTGCTGTATAGCCGTATCTCCACTCCATATTGAGTGTTCTTAATTGACTGTATGCATAGACGGACGGATTTCGGAATATTCTCAACAGACTTTACCATATATGTATCTTTACCAGAGGACAGCAGATCTATCGGATCAACATTCACCACGCTTGCAAGAAAGCGAAGCACATCATCCTTCTTCATATCAAACCTCTCGCAAGCCTCAACCTGAAGCTCATTCAACCGGGAGGCCACATCTGAATTTTTAAGAAGGTCAAACGCACGTTTGCGCACAGTTCCGTCCTTCCAATTCACACTGCACGGATAAGCTTTCCGATACGCCTCTGATGCGTTACCCGTTTCTATATAATAGTGGCAAAATTTTTCTCTATTTATTACAAGTTTCTTTTTCATAAAAGTCTTTTCGTCCGAAGAACGTACCGCGCTCCTTTACACGGGATCATTACAATTCAAAGTTACAGAAAATATGAATAAAACAAAAAACATACCATTTAATTCATGTACCCTAAAAGTACCCTAAATTCATTGCTAAAATTCAAGTTTAAGCTCATTCACAGGATTAACTTTCTTTTTTCCACCTTTCGCTTTCCGATATACATCGTCAATCAATTATTTAAGCTCGTTGATGTAGCTTTCAAGGGATGTTGCAGGCATCCCTTTCTCTTTTTAAAACCTACCATTTCTATCTACCATTCTCTTTTCAGAATCAGTGGCTTGTCTTTTGGGAAATTTCCCATGCCACTTCCCCGGTATCATACGCGGATTTTCCCCTTTACTGTCAAATATCAATCTCCCACACTCCGAGCACAACGGTTTTCCTTCAAACTCCTTTATGCTTGCATCATACTCTATGGGAAATATTTTATGTACAACAGGCCAATAATCCGATGTGGCTGTATTCTCAACACAACCACATTTGCTACAAATAAACAGTGGCATAATCAATATCTTTTTCCGTTCAACATAGGTCTTAATTCATTGTATCTCATCTTCTGCTCGATATGCCAGAGCAAATCTATGTCAAGATGTTTGGCAAGTCCAAAAATTAACAGTATCATATTATTCACAGTAATAGAAAAATCAAATATTCCGTCATATCTAACAGGAAGTGTAGAGATGGAATAGATTGATTCGGTAAAAGTTTCGTCTTTACAGGCTTCTGCCATATCTTCAATACAGTCATCAATATCTTCGTTGGCAAGTTCAAGGCTTATCCATCGAAGTCCTGCAAGGTCAAGCAGGCGTATAACCGCATCACTCAATTCATCAGGAAGTGAATCTTTTATATGCTTTTCAAACGTGCATTTGAATCGCATCTCTTCTTCCACTAATGCAGGATAACGATTGTATTCCATTTCAAAACGACGTTTACAATTTTTTCCTAATCCACCTTTTCTATCCGCTTCCACAGCTTCCATAAGCTCGGAAATGATAAGACAAAGAAGATGTTCATTACTCAGCTCCTTATCATGGAAACCGTGCTCACAGGCTGTCTTATAAGCCCTATCACGAAGGGCGTTCAAATTAATATTATCCATAATCATATCAGTTTTAATGCTTCCTGTAATCCGGTTTCAAGTGCTTCTTCATAAGTGTCCCATTCACCACCATCATTAGGTCCTTCATAAACAGAACTAGTTATATGAGTTCCATTGTCAGCTTTAGATATTTCGTATCCATAGCCACAAGCACAGTTATATACACATATATGAATATTTTTGGTTTCACGTAACCACTTTTGGGCGACGGATTGCGGAGGAACAGATAGGTATTTATAACAATGATTCAAAGTGGAAACATCTATGAGATATTTTCTTTCATTGAACCCTTTCTCTTTAAGCAGTTTAGCAGTTTCTAATGTTACAAGTTCTTCAGTCATGGTTATTCTCATTTACACTCTTTACACTCTTCACAATGTAATTTATAAGCATGGGCAAACATCTTTAACGTAACAGGATCAAAGTGAAAATCTGCCTGTTTATCTTCTATGACAACTGAAACACATAATTGGCCGTTGCAAAAATCAATATATGCCTCACCACCTCCATCCCCTCTAATGGAAAAGGTTTGTGTCTGTACACTATCCATTATCTACCTCCTTTAGTCTTTTAATTAGGGCATCAGCACAATTAAGCGAATATTTAGCGACTGCCTCAGAATTAATACCATTCTCGTTTGCTATAACAACTTTAATAATGTCTTTTGCCAATTCGTACCTACGTTGTTCCCAGTCGATAGCTGAAAAATCAAGTTCGCATTCCTTGAATACCATGTTATCACATACATATAAATAATCTCTGCTATGTTGAGAGTTGATGTTTAATTGGGGAGTTACATCTACCAAAACCCCTGTTGATTTTACTCTTGCTTTCATATTTAATATTCTGATTTAATAATAGTACCAAATGAACGATACCTACGCCAAACCATATTTCCACGTTGAATACTAGTAATCCAATCACAAGCCTTAAAAACTTGTCCTACATTATATAGGAATGGTCTTTTTTGAATTTTTCTTTTTATTCTTGCTTTCATACTTAATCGAAATACATTACTTTCTTACCTATACATACTTTGAACCTTGAAAAACATTCGCTATGTTGTGTGATATTGTTAGGATTATATTTGTTAACAAAACATCCAGTACGTTTATGGTATCTGACACAAGCGTTCTCCGGAGATTTAGCCAATACCTCTTTTTCATCTATAAAATCAGAAAACAAATTATCTCTGTATGATACCTTATACCACTTAACTTGGCTTCTTATCTTTTTAAAATACTTTGCTTTCATCATTCCTCCTTTGTTTTAAAATGTTCAATCAGTTCGTCTACAGTAGCCTTGTGAATTTTTCTACCGTATTCATTAAGATAATACTCAATAGTTTCATTACACACTTCATCACCACATTTAAACCATAAGTCACCATCAGTAAACCACTGAAACTTATCTGTATCATCCCTCAATGCAGCTATAGCAAGAAAAAGATCTTCGTTGGTTCCGCAATTAATGGCACTGTCTATTTCCTCTCGATAACCAAGAGGAAATCCCGCAAAGAACCCACGATTGCAAATTAAAAATTGTGAAGATATATCTACATTCATCATCGTATGGTGCTCAACATACCCTAATATTTTTAATTTACCTTGAAGATTCAAGGTATTTTTGTATATAAAACACGGTGTCGTAAATCCCATAATTATTCGTTTTTTAATAATCCTGATTTCTTCAATTTTTTTCTAAAATTCTTTTCATTTAAGGCTTGTTCATAATAGCAATTAGGTTCTATGACCGTTTCAGCCCTAGTTATAGGAAGCCCATTCAGTCCTATAGAAACATTATGTATAATAGAAGCTCTCTTTATCTCCCCTGTCTTAACGTTAAAAGAGAATAATATATGCCCTAGATTCCTCTTAACTTTTTTAATCAATTTATATTCTGTTTGTTGTTTTTGTAGATACTCTATCTGTTCTTTAGAAAGATCATCTTTTGTTACAACAGGTACTATATCCATTTACTTTTCCTCCATTCCAACTTTAACATATCCGTTTTCAATACACCAACATAGCATATCATAGGCTGCATCCAATAGATTTCCTGACAATTTAAAAACAAATGGTTCACATATGCCTATTTGATAACTTATATACCAAGGTCCAGCAAAAGTAGGTTCAATGTGCAGCTTATATTTTGTACCAAAGTCATTTATGTGTCGCGGTAACTTGCCGATAATATCCTGCAAGGTAAAAACTCCACACTCTTCTTTTAAGGAATGATCGTAACGACTAGTGTCAACGTAATATAGATTAAAATGGACATTGTACCAATGGTGCTTAATTGCTTTTTCAGCATCTTCCCATAACAATTCGCAACCATCATCATCCGTGGCTATTAATACCATACTTGCATCGCTTGTATCCAGCCCAAGCTCCTTCAAATGCTTCATTTGCTCGATTGACAATACCTCTTTCATTTCTTTTCCTCCTCCGTTTTAATATCCGTTACTTTACCACGACACTTAAATTCATTATTTATTATATCTGATACCGAATATAAATTAACCCAACATAGACACGCGTTCCCAAATTCATTTTGACATAAATCGCGTAATGAACATTTTGAACAATCATTACGTTTCGTTTCCTTTAATTCATGCAGCACTCCGTCTATTATTATTCCGTTCTTTATTTCCATATTGTCTAATTAATTTGATTGATTGATTCGCTTTGTTGATTTGTTTACTCTGCCATAGTGTCTAACGCAAATAGCATTTGCCTTCATCGAGCGTCCTAATCCGTATAAATACTCCATGCGTACATTTCTACGGATATTCTTCATTATCTTTTTTGCTTGTCTTAATTTCATATCTCAATCTCCTTTCTGTTTAATCCGTTCAAGTACATCCCTGTTGGCTTCGAGTATCTCATCGAAAGACGTGATTTCTCTCCAATGAGTAACATCCCAAGGTCGGAATGTTTCATAGGCGTAATTGTCATTCCAGAAGTATATATTGCTATCTTCTTCTATATCATAACATGCAAGCCTAATAACACCATCTTTAAGTCTTATTAATACAGGCTGTCCTTCCTCCGGCAACCGTTCCTTAACGCTTATCCAAGGGGGCTGCTTTGATTGCCATTCGGCGCCTTTCACAAATGCGGCTTCTGCAATTTCATCATGAGATAAATATTCAAAATCATCAAGTGATGTGTGCGTACCATAAGTAGTTAATGTTTCGGCACTTGCCATTCTTGCTTCTATCGCCGCTTCTTCTACTGTCTGTTTGGTTTCTTCTTTTGTCATAGTTCGTCAAACTCTTTTTGTAATGTTTCTATCTTATTATCCAAAGCATTCATATAGTTCCGAAAGAAATCATTACCAAAAATTTCTTTCTTTAATCGTACATCATTGTGCATTTGGCTATATGTGAATATCAATCCACCGCCATACCGGATATTTGACCTTTCAAGTTCTGCCTTATGACTTTTGTATTTTTCTATTTTCTCGTTGAGTTCTATTGCTCTGTTGAATTTACTCTTATCCATATATCTCCTTTCCACCTATCCCGGCAGTATATACATTGCTACCGGGAATAGGTAATAAATTGTTGTTTTCATATCTGTTCAGTTTGCTATTAAAATCTATTCAATACGATTTGCTCTGCTTCCAGAAAGGTATTAGCCCATTCTTTTTCGTTGCAGCTAAAAAACGATATGTAAAAACTCCCTTTGCAGCTACCGATAAATGCTACTTCGTGGCTACCTATGTAATAGTGCGCTCCATCTGGTTTATAATACGTTTTTATTTCTTTCATTTTTGCTCGGTTTTGAGAATTATCCATTAAACTTAAGCTCATCCATATATCCCATCTCTTTCAAGCGGATATTAAACTCTTCAATCGAATCATTATTAGAAATGAATCGCTCAAGAACATCGTTAAAAGGGTGCAGATCGTTTTTTAAAATATCATTAGCCTCTTCTTCTCCACGTTTCTTCCCTAATCGGTCTTTGCATACTTCTATGTAATCATCTTTTGTCATATTGTAGTGCGTGACTGTATCAACAATTGTACTAAACCTACAATATAAGCCGTTTGGCTGTTGGGCTATAAATGATCCCATAATTACCTCCTTCTAATTTTTTATTTATCCACGGTTGATTTTACAATAATCTTATTATCGGATGATGGCATTACAACCACATTTCCGGCATCTGTGCTAATTTTTAAGATAGGATTAGAATCTGCGTCAATACTGGCTACTATAATCATATCTCCAAAAACATATCTTTTATCTTGTTCTAATTCATTCATTTCTGTTCAGTTTTGAGGGTTATTGTTTTTCTTCATTTTTCAAAAAGCCACTCCGGTCAGGATATACCTTTTGTACCAGTTTCTCCATTTCCTCAATAGCTTTATAGGCATTATTTATATCATCTTCACGATAGGGATTGTTAGGATTATCGCCAAATAAACCATATATGACCTTGTATGAGAGCCTGTGAGCACGTTGCCTATCAATGTATTTTTGCTCACAGGTAGCAGTACCGTCAAGCGTTCCGCCAAGGCTGTTTGTAACAGCCATAAGCCTTGCCAACAATTTCTTTTGAGTTTTATTCATTTCGATCTCGTTTTACTATAATTGATTAAAAAAATATTCACTACACTTAAATCCTTTCCGTGGAATAAAGTCTTTAAATTCACAACTTCTGAATATCCACTTCTTATCAACCCATCCGGCCAAGTCTTTTTGCCATTGTGGTATGATTTGATGCGGATTATTTAAATCCCGGTATGGCTGGGCGTGTGGTAAGAACCTACGTCCTCTCTTCCGCCAATGATTAACTCGATTGAATGCCTCCTTGAAATCGTTCATCAAGATGCAATAGAAGAAATATTCCCCTTTATAGCCGTACTTGTCAATCAAAGCCGTTGCACGTTCACATTCAGCAATTTGTCCTGGAGTGTCACAGCCGAACCGTATGCAATTCATCCACTTTACTCTTGCCAATAACTGGGCGATGTCGTCTGTTACCAAGCGAGCATCTAAGCCCTGATTGAAGTCTACTCGTACGCCCATGGAAACAATCTTTTCAATTTGTTGTAAACCATAGTCGGATGCAAGTACATTGTTATCCATAAGGATTATGTTTTCGCGACCATTGACGGCTATCTCTTCAATATCCATGTATGGGGTAATCTTGCCTTCTTTAGTAGGGACTACACACCATTTGCATTTGTTAGGGCAGCCTCTTGTCAAAAAGCCGTAAGCTGTCTTGCTATCAACAGAAGGATACAGGCTGTAATCTGGTTGCAAGCGGTCTATTTCTACCGAAAGTATTTTTGAAATATCATATCCGGTTCCACCTTTTTTAACCTGATCTGCATTGATGTAGTAACCGTAATCAGGAGTAAAGGAAAATACTTTCGATGCATAGACTTTATCATAATGGCACAGCGGATTATACCATTCCACATTGTCACCCCTTACCTTATGATAGCTGCTTATCTTCATCAATGCAAGATTAGGATAGTTGCTGTCAACTGCTAATATTCCAATGTTCATTTCTATTCAGTTTTGAATTATTTTTTTATAACTACTGCCATTGTACTAATAGAAGTGCCACTCTCTTTAAACTCGCCTGCGCTGATTTCAAACACTTCTCCATGTACTTTTTCCAACCATTCCCGGAACTCAACACATTTCTTTTCAGACGCGAATTTCCAATGCTGACTAGTTATAGCTGCAAGAATTCCACCTTCTTCCAAGCGTTCATACATAAGCCTGACATGCTCTATATCCTGATTACCGGAAAACGGAGGATTTGCAATTATCTTAGTATAACTACCTACACTGTCTTTGGTAAAGTCTTCATCAAGCAATATTACGTTGTTAAGGGTGTGAAGAAATTCTCTGTTTTCCGGCATCAGTTCATAACATTCAACCATTACAGAAGGACAAGCCCTATGAATGGCTTTAATGAGAGCACCGCGGCCGGCACTCGGCTCCAGTACCGTATCATCCTCATGTATCCCTCCGGCAAGCATAACCAGCCAGTCGGCAACATCGGACGGAGTTTCAAAAAACTGGTAATCCCGCTGTAGGTTGCACCGTTTACCCTCTTTCAAAACGGAAAACACACGCTCCGAATTAAACGGGAATGTGAAACCCTGTATCTTCCCACCTTGCCATGAGCCGCCGGCTTCTTCTATCCACTTCTTTGCTTCAGCATAGGATTTTTTGTTGAATTGAACTTGGGGAAGTTTGAGAACACCATCCTCAAGAGTACAATGTTTCAATATCTCTTCCACGCTCCATTTCTTACCTTCATCAGCCTGTTTTTTCTTTTCGTCCGTTGAAGCGTCCGGCGCTAAAAGTGAAGATATTTTTTGAACAACCGTATTACTTGCATCCACGAAGGCATTGACACAGGATAGCGCTTCCATGAGAAATTTTGTATCAACATGTCCGGTCTCGTCATAGATGTCTATCCCTTCGGTCATGGATGACAGTTCATTGAGCTGCGCTACACTACCATGTAACGTTTCGATTAAAATCTTTTTTTTGTTCGTCATAACTTTTCTGTAAATAAATTCTTGTTGTGTCTATACTCCCATGACCTAAAAGGTCAGCCAGTTGAATAACATCTTTGTTTTTTTTCAGGAACATTTTAGCAAAGAAATGCCGGAAGGCGTGCGCGTGCATCTTCCTTGGATCAATGCCGCAATGTTTTCCCCATGCTTTCAAGTGCTGGGAAAAGCCACGCTGTGTGATTGGGCCGAATCTCCCTACCGCAAAAATCCCGGTTTTACCATGTTCTTTAGCATAAGCCTTTGCTTCTTGCTGTAGCTGTTTTTGAAAGAAAAATCGACGGTACTTGTTACCCTTTCCTTTTAATACCACTTCCCCGGATATGATGTCTTCCCACGTAAACTGCTGGAATTCCGACAGACGGGCGCCCGTTGTTCCCAAAACCTTAATAAAGAAATAGTAATCCTTATTGTTTTTTGCCTTGAGATATTCCAACAGCCGGTTATATTCCTCCTCGGTCGGCACATTGTTCACATCAAGCTTGCGCTTTATTTTGGGACGCTTCAGTTCTATAGGCTTCTTCAGCCATTTGGAAAATCTTTCTATTGCTGTAATCCGCAAACGGATGGTAGCGGGAGATAATTTTTCTTTTTCAAGACTTTTTATAAACCTCCTGCAATTATCCATGTTTACCTCATTGGCGTATTCGAAATACTTTTTCATGGATGTGTAATATATATAAACTGTATGAGAAGAGTAATCATTGTTGTCAGTCAGCCATATAATGAAATCATTAAGTTGTTTCTTGTTCTTATCCGAAATGACATCAAGTTTTTCCAAAGGTTTCACCGCCTTTCCCCTTTTTCCATATCCGATGTTGAGATAGGATAATAGATCGCATATAGCTGAACACATTAGCGAATGACGCACCATGACATCTGCATTTTCACGCTTATAAACCAGATAGCCACGACGATTGACATCTTCAGTACGTTCAAGAAAATCCGTTACATATTTGATATATTTCCCGACAGTATCATAAGTCCTGCCTGTTGTGTATAAGTAGGAAATATAATCAGTTAATATCTTCTGCCTGTCATTATTCATAATCTTGTTTAATTAAATTACACCAATCATTGCTATCTTCGAAAAAACATCTGTATCCATTAGCCGTATGTTTGCCTCTCACTTTCCGACATATAGCACTGATCAAAGAAGGAGCCACGCCAATCATCTTACCAGCCATTTGTATCGAAGGGAATACTCCACATAATTTCTCATCCTTTATCAAAACAACGCTCTTTTTATTCATGCCTGCACCAGTCTTATGCCAAGCCCCACGTCCTTTAGACAGATTTTTTATACTTCTGGCCTTGGAACGTTTTGAATGATAAACCATTTTACGACCCTTGTTGCGAGAAACACAACCTTTTAAAAATCGTCCGGTAATTAAGTCTCTCTCAAATCGCTCAGGCGGTATATATAATTCACTCATTTCTATTCAGTTTTGAACCATTTACCTGATATCAGGTAAATGGTAATTATTGGAAATTAAATTCTAATTGTATTATCAGTCAACTGTTAATCAACTTCCACTAACTCACCGTTTCCCAGTCTATACCATGTGTCGGACTTGACAACCTCACCATCGACTACTACAGCCTTCCAATCGACAATATCATACGAATCTTCCCCTTCCTCAGCTATGACTAAAATTGCACCTATTCCGCCTTTTACCTGAACATTGTTACCTCTTGCCACTGACAAACCATTTGATCCGGTTGAAGCCTTTCCTCTTGCCGTGGCAGCACCACAATCACCAGCCGTGGCAGGTTTTCCCGGTTCCGCATTACACTCGTTAGTACACCGTTCCTTGACAAAAGATACAGCTGCTTTCACAAGCCCCCTTATATCAAGTTCAGCACCTATTCTAATTTTTGAAGAACAAACCTTGTCACTTTCTGAATCGTCTATTTGACCGCTCTGCTCAACCTCACAAAACCTTGACCCGGCTGGCGCATAGTAACCAAAAACATCCAGAGGGTAAGGACATGCATGAAAACCCTTCTCGCATGCCTTTATGTCGCCCGTTTCTTCATACTCCTTACCTACCTCATACTTAAACCCTCTACAAGATAAATCTTTGTCAAACGCTTTATAAGTCTTTAATTTCTGTTCCATGACATTATTTATTTTTTGTTATTTTGATTATTTTTTGTTCAAAGATCGGGCATTCTCTTCTGCCCAACAGGTGCATTCCATGAAGCCTGTAGCATGGCTTTTCGGGAATCGAATCGTATTTACGATATATGGCACAACGGCGGCAGATGCGATGTATACCGTATTTCCCTTTTGCGCCGTAACATACCACAGGATAACCGTCAGCAGTTTTCATGATTTTCTAAACAAATGACTGAACGCATTATCCAAATCCAGGTCCAAATTCAGTTTGGACGGGAAAGATTTAATGTATTCGTACATCTTATAAGCGAGGTTGTCATCATCACCGCATCTGTCAATCAGTGTGAGTAACATAGCATTCACCATGTCAGAATCATTGCCGAAGTTTTCCTGAGTGGATTCGCTACAATGATTCACATCACTTTTCAATCTTTTTATCGCGGCTATGGCTGTGTTGAAGTTTCTTTTTGAATCGTGTCTGAGTTCAAAGCCTTCCTTCTTGTATTGCTGCTGCATTTCTAGAAGGTTTGTCTCTAAAACGTCCGTGAGGACAAATACGATGTTGGTTATCGTATTCAGTTTGTCAGTTCCTTGCATGATCGTGTATTTTTTATCAATTATTTTATTTGATACAATCTATTTTAAAGCCGTATAATGAATTTTCCTGCATGAAAGTATCAACTACAGGCTTTCTTGTTGAAAATCTTGTCACGGGGCTGGAAATGCGGTATATCGTTTTCTTTCTTTGCCCTGTCAATCTATCTTTGGAATTTGGCGGCTACAAGAGGACAGTGGATGCGCAGGTTCCTGTCGCGTTCCGCTTCCCATTCACGTATCTTTATAAGCGTTTCGGTATTCATAAATTTCTCCTTTTTCCGTTATGATTCTTTCTTTTTAAAACTGTTACAAATTTGCCCATATCTGTCACAGGCACACACTCTATGCCCTTTGGCCCTGCAATACGCAGAATTGTCCCCGAAGTTCGAAGCATTCTTGCAGTTCCGGCATTTGACATATACAATTTCCGATTTGACTTTTTTTGCCATACTTATGGTGACATCAGCATTTTTCTGGCTTCCTCATCTCCGGATTCAGCCCGGCGTTTCAACTCTTGATATTCAGCATAAGAGATTCTGTTATTTCCACGCTCTTCTATTTCTTTTTCACGTTGGATTCTGTATTGTTCACGCTCATGCCGATCAATGTCAATCCTACGTTCCTTAACATACTCCAGAAGAGAGCATGAAATCTTCATCGGACCAATAGCTCCATAAAATTGCCCATATTTCCCTAATTTGAATCTGGATATAAAGTTGCATATTTCAGCCAAATTCATCCAATAGTATTCACCTAGGACAAGAATACAAAGTTCATCCAGTTGTTTGTCGGTTATACCCTTTCCCTGCTCGGCGTAATCGTTAAGGCTGTCAAACTGTACTTTCAGCCACCTAAGTGCGTTGTCATCACCGTACACAGAACGGATGTTTGCAAGCGAAGGTATATTATCATTCAAAGCAATATCCGCAAGTGTAAGATTTGATTTTGCCAGCTTGCCTTGCAAATCAGGATTGTAATCAACCGCCATCCGGGATGGTGTTGGGTATTTCTCCAGTAGAGCCAACTGCTTTTCGTTTAGCTTCTTGTTCTGCAAGGAATTTTGCATCCGCTTCTGCAAACTCAGCCATGAGTCTAGATTTTCTCCGCTCAGAATCAATTCGCTTCTGCTCGTAGATGTCTGTATTTTGTCTTGCTCCATAATTTTTTAATTCAAATAATCCCGCATAATTACTTGCAATCGACTGCTCAACCACAAGCCTTGCTTTATTGCAATCATTTCCACTCAATGCTAGCAATCGGTTGTAGCACATTTTTAGGGATTTTTCCGATTTATAGCTTTCTTTTCTTTCTCTCTTGTATTCAAGCCATTCCTTGAATATGCCCTTAAAATCTTCCGAAACAAAAGACAAATCAACCTCCTTGTTTTTGGGAATTGTTTTCTTATCTCCGTTAGGAGATTCTTTATCTATATCATTTTCATTATCATTTTCATTAAGCTTGTTTTGGGTTGTTTGGGTTGAGTTTAACCCACTGGGTTGTTTGGGTTGTTTTGATTTGGCATTGCAATTCCCTATAGGAGCACCACCTTTACGCCCGTTGTTTCGGTTTCTCTCGACAATGCCATGATATTTAGTTTCGTCTATCTCAAATTGATTGATGAAAAAACCCAATGCCATATCAATGTCCTCCTCTACCGTAACCTCCTCGCCAAGTTGATACTTGAAAATTGCACGAAATAATCGCCCAAGTTGTTTGTCTGATAATCTTGATATAGGTTTGTAGAAAGATTTATATATGATAAAACTATCCTTTGTCATTGCTTAATCTTTTAGGTGTTCTGTTAAGGTTTCCAATTGCCCAATGATATATGGTTTGACATCATCGCTGCAATTGACAACGAAGTCAATAATCTGTTCTGACAACTTATGCCATTCGTTTAATTCGTTTTCTTCCATAAGAGTTTAGTATTATAATTCAACTTCCTCAATTATAAATTCTATCCTTGGATTAAGCTTATCAATCAGCTTTCGTGCATGTATTTCTACGCACTGGCGGTCATTGATTATCGCCTTGCATGATTGAAGGCAGTCAAGCAATATTTTGAAGCTGCCATCCAAGTCCTTTCTGTTGTTGGCAAAATACACATCAACATCAATCTTGAAAAAGCCGCTTATCTGTTTGTCTCTCAGCGAACATTGCTTGTAGAAGTCTTTCTCATAGTCTTTCAGCACCTTTTGCTTTGCAAGCGAGCCGTGTCCGCATAGGGTAACAATCTTATATGAGTTTGATTTGCTCGGTATAGATCCGTAAATAATCTGTTTTTGATATAACATTTTTATATTCAGTTTCGTCTATTAGATATAATTTTATATTTGGATAGCGTTCTTTAAACATAGATAACCTCTTCATACCTACTTCTGATTTCCATCCTTTTACTTCAATATAAAACACGCAATTAGGTGTTGTAACTTTGAAATCCGGGCAATAACTCCTAATTCCTTTCTTTATATCATTGAAAATAAATCTATCAGATTCATATTCCCACGATATAATATCCCCATTTGCTTTCAATTTTTGAAGTCTAATAGCAACTTCATATTCCCAACTTGACTTAAAAACATATTTAGTCCCATCAATAACCGTAGAAACCTCTTTGCGATTAGACTTGCTCTTAATCACTCCATTTGTTCTATACTTAAACATCCTGTCAGAAACATTTTGTCTGAATGATTCAGAATTAAACTTGCTATTAGGGTCGAGCCATGTTCTTTTAGATGATTCTGATATTTTATTTCTTGCATTCTTGTCGTGTTTATGACCCAAATAACCTCTCGGATGTTCATGTGATAAATAATAAGTTTTGCGTATTTCAGATATTCTTGCCCTTTCTTCTTCACTCAACTTCGGAATATTTGCTCTGTCTGTTAAACCCAGATATTTTGCTTGCCTACAAATAAACTGTTTTGTTCTACCCATAATTGAGGCTAATTTATCAAGTTTTCTTTCTTGACGATATTTCGGGTATAATTCACAAAGAATTTGTTTATCATTGTCAGTAAAATAGTTCATTTTATGTACTACTCCCAACTTCGTTAAGAGTTTATGAACATATTGTCCTTTAATGCCAAGCTCATCTCCAACTTTCCAAACATTTGATAGTCGTTTATAAGATTCGACTATTTTCATCTGTAGTTCAGAACTTATTTCTTGTTTATCGTATATCATAATCCAAAATATCTATTTGCCGCCAGCTCATCGTGTTGACGGATTGTTTCTACTATTTCCTTTTGCTGTTTACGGAAATTACGGTCATTGTCATACCTGCTATGGCATTCAGGGCAGCCAATTCGCAAGTTCCATTCTTCCGTAATGTATTCAGGATAAAGTGATCTAGGTAACAGGTGCATCAACTGTGGTGTGGATGTATATTTGTGGCAGATACAGCAATACTGCGGTAGATCCCTTTTTATCCTTGCAAGTTCACGGTTTATTGTACTTTGTTTTTTGCTTATTTGTTTCATTCCAATTAAAAGCCCCGAAGCGCATTCTCCGGGGCACAACCATTATTTATTAACCCTTGCCATTTATGTGTGGCTCACATTTATGTGTCAGCAGCAGGACTTGCACCTGCATGATAGGAGTTTTTCTTGGACTTTCACCAAGTAGTTTTGCTTTTTCACGTTGCGGTGACATTCAGCATTACCTGTTATTAGCTCAGTGGTTTGAATTTCTTTTTACAGCTAACCGTAACATATTGACTTGCCAACCTATCTATAAGAGCTTCACTTTAGTGTATCTCATTGTTCCACCATACTGACTGACCATTACTTAATCAAAATTAAAATTATCCTCACCATCTGGCTCTTCATCCGGCAGGTCATTACCGAAATCCATAGGAATGAACCAGTCTGAAATAAACTCTTCCATATTACTCCTCCGTATCTTCACTATAACACGGCATAAGCAATCCGACACTGCTTACACCCTCCATCATACTATCAAAAACAATAACTTTATTAGTACCCTTAAATGTAGCAACGCACTTGTCGCTTTCAAAAAGAGATTTATTCAACCGTTGTATAATCTTCATGTCAAACCTTACTTGTGGAAGTGGAGTAGTCTGCGTATTCAAGGCCTCCTGCAAGACTTTTTCCGCATCAGGGTATTTATCAAATGTGGAAAAGTAAAAAAATACTTTATCATTATCCTTGCTGCATTCTATGCCATCTTCGGCAATCATAATATTATCGTATTTCAACATATCTTTGTAGAAGTCAGCGTGAAGAAATTTTCCGTCAAGTGCGGTTATCTCATGATCCTCCAATCCCGATATTTCGGAAATTCTGTTTTTTGCCAAAATATATCCGTCACTTGCGTATGCAAATCCGTTTCTGAAATAGATACAACACATTTCAGGTCTGGTAGGGCTATATCCAGAACAAGCAAGATGCATCTGAACTTTCTTGTTAAAGTTGTTTCTTTTTTTTGACATAAATCATTCCTCCTTTGTCTTATTACGTTCCTTAATCATCGCATCAGCTATCTGATAAGCTGATTTAGCCTGTCCTTCATAGTAGTAGTTTGTAACACTAGCTTCTTTGGACGGGAAAAACAATGTTACAACTCTATTCCATAAAGTTCTTCTGCGTTTTGCTGTCATCATCATACACTTCATCGCTTCAAGCGCAATATGATCGCGCGAAATATTAGATTCCATAATTTTATTGCTTTAATTGATTAATAACTTGTCTTTTGATTTTCTTGTACAGCTTCCCGACAAAACGTCCATGCTTCTCTGTCACGTCATCGGGCAAGTCGTTTTTATAAATATGAAGAAGTAACTGAATGAGAAGCACTTCTTGTTTTGTCAAAGTAAGTTTCATTTAAATATGAAATTTGTTTTGTTCAACCTCTATCTCCATCAACTGAATCAAACGTTCTTCGTCTGGAGATGGGATATATATACCACATTGGGCACTCGAAAAATTCCGAAACCGCTCAATAGTTAGGCTAAACTCTGTACTATCAAGGTCAGACGAACTTCTTAAGTATTTTATTCTCCCAAGAAACTTGTCTTCTCTCTCACGAACGAAAGTGTCTTTGTTGCACAGAATCTTGTAGTAGTTCCGCTTTACATATTCCATAGTTTCACCGATTTGGCAACCGAAATAAGCAAGGCAGACATGAAGGTATTTGTTGGCTTGAATACCCCTTTGGGGTTTCTTCTCAGTCAGTTCAAATACCTTCTGTTCCTTTATCAACTTCTCCAGCTTCGCTCTTGCCTGCTGGACGTGGAGAGGATTGGAACCATCGTATTTCATAGGCTAAAATGGCAGATCATCATCCGACACGCTTGGCGCATTATTTATATCCTCTGGGCTAGGTGATGTATTCTGAGGTACAAACTCTTTGAGGTCTCCGCAGATATAGTTCCTTCCTTCTACCCGTTCTTCCTTTTTAGGAGAACAAGTGATGAAATGCGTATGTCCGAACTGGGATTTCTCTTTGCGCTCGATAACAGCCACATTCACATAGATTCTTTCAACTCCGTCTTTACACTTAATTTTCTTCATCTGCTCACGAGGTATATCAGAGAGACAGATAGAACCACTTAAAATTGCCATAATTATATTGTTTTTAATGTTACACTTCCAACTACTGGAATCTCTTTTAAATATTTCTTATACAAATCAGGATAATCTTTCTCAAACGCCTTCTTGTCGAAATCCTTTCTGATAGTGTCCTTTTTGCGAGTAAATGATATGATATCACCTTTCCAACTATATTCACCGGCTTCTACCATAGCCATCATAACGCCATCAGTTATTTCTTTCTTTTTATCAGACCAATATTTTGCCTGTGACACAATTTCCTGTATTGTCCTCTCCATCTTTCGGTACTCGTCAGGAAGAGTAACAGGGGATATGGAATAGGGATTCACAAACTGTCTGCCTTCCGAATCACATTTCAACAGATTCATTACAACTTCTGATGGTATTCTCTCGACTTCTACTATCTCATGGTTTTTGCCTCTCAACCATATACCTATAAGCCTTACCGCATTGCATCCCGGATTCTGCAACTCAAAAAGGTATGCATATATACTCAACTGCCATCTTACAGATTCCTTGTCAAGTACGTAGGTGGTCTTTATATCTCCCAAAGTAAAATCAGTTTCATTTTCGCGATAAACCTTGTCGATACAGCTTGCATAGTGCTCATTGTCAGATACAAGATATTCGGAACATTCGTACCTCAATCCCCAATCGTCTTTCAGCTCCTTGTATCCTTGTGCTTCATCGCTGTCATGAGTTATCCCCATATCATCGACAAGTTCGCAGATACTATGGATCATAGTACCTCTTTCAGCCGCTTTCCTTAACACGTATTCGGGAACATCACGGTATTTATCGGGGAAAAGCTGTCTGCTTATCACGGAAGTAATACCACTTAGTTCCTTATCTCCTAGCATATAAGTATGTTCATCGGGATTGAAAACGACTTGTGATTTGATTAGTTTCATTTCAGTTCTCCTTTCCTTCTTGTCACCGCTTCAACAAAACGTTTGTCACTTTGTAATTCTTTATAATTTCCCCATACTACCTGTAATGTTTCGATTGACAGGCTTGATCTTACTTCCTGCAATGCCATCGCAAGGAAATCTGTTTCCTCTGGTGTCGTGCTGTCAGGGTCCTTTTGCTCTTCTGTAGGAATCAGGAACAATTGAAGCAAAGAATATTTCAACGCTATGCTCATTGCTTTATTCATTCCTTTGTCACCTGCGTCCATCGCTTCACCTACATTTACAGTCTCCACAAAGCTGCCATCAGTGGTCATATACCTAAACTTTATCGTAGCCCTTGTGAATGTGTTCGTACCGCCGGATTTCGTTATCCTATTCTCCGTTGTGAAGTTCTGCACTTCCTGTAGTATGAACACCTCATTTTTTGAGAATAATTCATGAAGTTCGTTCATAACGTTGTCAATCCCACGGAATTTGAATCCCTGTTGCTGGTTCTTCTCCGATTTGGTGATAGCCTTTGTCTCTTTAAGGATATTGGCTATCTTACTGTATATTAACTGTTCACTCATTATAAAGTTATTATTTTACCAACACAAAAAAGGCAGGTCCGCAGTCCTTACAAAGTTCCGCTTCCTGCCATGATATCTTTCCACTTCTTCAAGCTCGTTTTCAAGAGAATCGATTTCTTCATTAAGCAAGGATATATACTTGCCCTTACATTCAGCATTGAATGTGAACCTTACCGATTCCTCACTCATTGACTGGACTATATCAAGCTCTGAATAAAGTTTATCCAGTTCATCGCTTATCTGTCTTCTTATAGTTCTCATAGTTATAATTTCTATACCTTTTCAAGAAATTGGACCGGCAACGAGCATACACCCTTCATATTAGGATATTTGACATCAGCATACCCGTTAGCGATATAAACAATCGTACCTGTCAGCGTATCACCTATCTCACGTACTTTATCACCTTTCTTCATAACCATTTTATTTTAAGTTCAACTTTAACCGGAGGATTCTCCATCTTGGAAAATCCGTCAAGAATTTGCTCTTTAAGAAGTTTGGGAGGTCTGTCAGTAATCTTACTATCCAAGACAGACAGTTCCTCACGTTCTCCGTCATAAAACACAAGCGTTACGCCTTGAACTATATATGGGTTCATGGCAGTTCGGTATAAGTAAGATTTACACCAATGCAGTCATGTGTCGCACGGATACTGTTACGGTATTTCTCCAAATCATCCACCATAACAGGCATGAACAATTTTACTGTATCCCTGCCACCACTGGCATACACAAGCTGGTAACTTGTTATTTGATATTTCTTTTCCATGATATTTATATTATTGTGGCAATGGTTTCCAAAAATCAATGTCCCATGCCCGGTTAGTATTTCCACATATCCAAATGTTCTTCTTATGCTCACTATCGAATACCAACATCCCGGTATTCACAAATTTCCCGGAACTCTTCACAAGCACTCTTGTGTCCAATGGTGGAGGATCTTTTTCTGCATTCCTCCATTTTATGGATTCCAAAACAAATCGAGCACCTTTCTCAAAATCCACCGATGCTGTTCTTTTGTGCGTAATCCCATGTATACCATTTGCATACTCTCTGGCTTTCTCCTTTATTATATTTATATCCATAATTTAACTTGTTTCCAATTAAAAAGCTCCTGTTGTCTTCACAGACTACAGGAGCAAAACCTAAACGACTTTATTATGACAACCTACAGCCACCGTCAGCGGAATCGGACCGCCATACTATCCGTTAAATGAAAGTAGAGATTAGAACAGATAATTATTTATGCTTATTTCCTTAGACAGTACCAGCCATGGACGGTGAAATTCCGTACCTATATTCACACACCGGCACGGACAAATTATGCAATTAACATTATAAACACAAAAAACTAGATGAAAAAATCATTCATATTCCTTTAACTCCTTATATGTCATTGCCACCAATCTCACACACAATAATGAGATAATAGAAAATATAATCACCGATACGGATTTTATAGGACTTTCCGTAACTATCGCACCATAAATCATTCCTAAGGAACATAGGGTGGCAAATATAGACAGGATAAAATTAGCTGTTTTCATAATACAAATTTTTATATTGTTCCCCTCAACGGCTTAAACCGGTTGTTACCACGAATCTTACGGGAGGGGATATATTAGACCTTTCGGCGGTACTTGTGCCCAACCAAGTTTACTTAATGCACTAAGGACAAATCGGTGCACCGAAAGTATGTTCAATCAATTATTATTATAGACCCTCAATACGTCACGGCATCCCTGCTGGTATTGACTCCTATAATCAATCCGTTTGTCTGCATCATACGGCTTATGAGTTACACCATATGAGCATTTACAATGATGTGAAAGGACTTTAAGCAGCTCCCCTCAACGGCTTAAACCGGTTGTTACCACGAATCTTACGGGAGGGAAGAAATTTATTTATCTGTTGAGATACAAGCCAGTTGTTTCTTTAGATGACTTATACGATCACATTCGATATCACATATTTGGTTACCTTGTTTTTGGTTGTGGGGATAATGCTTGCATTTCCCATTTTGATAACAAGGACATAACTGTCGGTACACTTTCACAGCTCGTTCCTCTATTTCCTTGGATGCGATATTAACAGCCTCCAATGCGTCAGCTTTAAAAATCAACGGCTCTATCGGATTGCCAAGCTGGTAGCATTTATTATTTATAAAATCGGTTGCTTTGCTCATTTTATTAATTCTTCTTTGAATAATAGTTGTTGAATAGCTTCCTTGCCATCACCGGATCAGTCAAGATTCTACGACCATCCTGATATACCGCTTTTTTCAATATTCCATCCTTTAACTTTGCTGCAGTATTTTTAGAGCAACCGAACAACTGGCATATACCCTTAAGCCCGTACACGTAATCCTGTTCCTTGTCCTTGACATCATATCCCGACATCGTATCACGGATTATATTACTTAACACGCTCTTAAGTTCGCCTATTGTGAGGTCTATCAATCTGGTTTCATCTTTTATGGGTATCATGACAGTTTGTTTTAAATTGTTATACTCTTATTTTTATAATGGATTCTGCGCCAGCATAATTCTTTATCGCCTCTTCCCTTATTCTTACTGCGAGTTCAGTGTTAATAATGTACTTTAATGCCTTGCGTACTGTTTCACCGCTAACCCCGAAATGAGATGCGATGCGTTTTTGTGCACCTTGCGGAACGATTACCCGTGGGATTTCTTTGGTTCTTTCTTTTTTATTCATATATTTGTATATTAATTATTGTCGTTGCGAAACGGAACTAAATTAATTCGTTTTTCACGCTGCAAATACAAGAGCTTTTGAGCTTAAAACAATATTTTAAAAGAAAAAACTTAGTTCAATAGCTCTATTTATTATAATTCTAAATAACAAAATATGGAAGAAGGTGTTTTACAAAGGGTTATTAGCATTTGCAGACAAAAATCTGTTTCAGAGAGTCAGTTTGCAAAAATGATTGGTTCAAACCAAAAAACAATAAATCAACAATTGCGAGGAGAACGTTCTATTAGTCTTGATACAATATCAAAAATACTAAGCTCATTTGAAGATGTTTCATCGGAATGGCTACTCCGTGGTGAAGGAGATATGCTTAAGCCTCAACCCACATCACCCTACTTAGAATCAAAAACGAATAAAACATCCGCACCACATCAAATTGAAACAAAAAATATCAACATAGATTTACAGGGAGAACAAATAGATAGTAAAAAGACTATTGAAGTCCTTATCAAAGTAATAGAAACATACCAAACACGTATGGATGATTTGCTAAATGTTGTCGAAGTGCTTAAAGATGAAAACGCAAATTTGAAAGTTCAGTTAGAAAAACAAAATGTAAGCTAAACAAATAAACATCTTATCATGTTTTTTTAAGGACATTAAAACCTTAATTATGGGCAATGATATAATACACAAACTAGAGAAAGTTGTCCATAAGATGAATGAACAACATGATAGGCTGGAAAAGCTTGTTTCCGGAATTAAGCTAGATCTTATAGTATGCAATAAGATAGAGACGGAACAAAATGATACTTCTAAAATAATTAATCTGAATAAACAAACATATAACAACATAACACTATGATTATCAAAAGAAACTGCCTTTTCCTTTTAGATAAAGAAAAAGACAAAACAGACGCTAAACTCAGGTACAGAATTAAATGGGAAGGTAACACCGTAGCATTCAATGTAGGATACCGGGTAGAAGTATCAAAATGGATATCCGAAGCACAAAGATGCAAATCAAACACCTACCATGGAAAGAAGAAAGTATCAGCAGCAATAATTAACAGGCAGATATCGCATTATGAGGAACTGGCCGATGAGGTCTTTTACACATTTGAGCAAAATGGGACTTCCCCTACCGCGGAGGAATTCAGGAATGCGTTTAATTTAAAGTTGGGTAAAATAGAAGAAAAAGGGAAAAGCCTATATGAGTATTATGACGAATTTATCATCAAAGAAAGAAAGGAGAAGAGTTGGACCGATTCTACCTACAGAAAACATCGCACTGTAAAAAAACATATTCAGAACTTCGCCCCGAATCTTGAATTTTCAGACCTTACAGAAGATGGACTAAACAAACTGACTGATTATATGCTTAGCATAACCGATGACACAGGAAATCCGTCACTAAAGAATACAACAATAAAGAAAGATATTAATATATTTAAATGGTTTCTCCGTTGGGCTACCAAAATGGGACACAACAAAGAGCTTGCCTATGAGACATACAAACCCAAACTAAAGACCATTCCCCGAAAGGTAATATATCTTACTTGGGACGAGCTTATGGCAATAAGGGACACATCTATACCCGAAGAAATGGGATACTTGGCAAAGATAAAAGACATGCTCTTATTCTGCTGCTTCACATCATTACGTTTCTCTGACATGCAGAATTTAAAATGGTCTTATGTATTTGATAATCACATCGAAGTAACAACCATAAAAACAAATGATCCTTTGCGTATAGAATTAAATAAATATTCAAAAGAGGTTCTGACAAGATACATAAGAACAAAAGGATACGTGTTCCCGAGAATATCAAACCAGAAGATGAATGACTATTTAAAAACTCTAGGGAAACTATGTAATATTGACGCTCCTACCACCATTACATACTATAAAGGCAATGAAAGGATCGAAGAAATATTACCGAAATATGAACTTCTATCCAGTCATATAGGAAGACGCACATTTATATGCAATGCGCTTATGCTTGGCATCGCACCTAATATTGTAATGAAATGGACTGGGCATTCAGACTACGCTGCAATGAAGCCATATATTGAAATTGCTGACAAAGCAAAAGAAACAGCAATGAGTTTGTTTAATAAGATATAAGTCCCTGTTTTAGTCCCTTATTTTTATAAACAGCTTAAAATCAGAATATAATGTGGAGCATGCGAGACTCGAACTCGCCACCTTTAGACTGCCAGTCTAACGCTCTAGCCAGATGAGCTAATACCCCGCGAAATAATAACGATGCAAAGATACATAGAAAATCAATACTACAAAGCTTTTGAGAAAGTTTTTTTCATGTGAACAAAAAATTTTATTTATCACTTTTGCATCAAAGAGTTACTGTTGCGTAAAATTGTTAACCAATAGTTGACCAAGTTTAATAGCACATAATAAGCAAATAGCCCCGACTTATCACAAGTCAGGGCTACCTAAATTTATAAATTTAAAGTTTTTATGAAAAATTATTGTTGTATCAATGCCTGTACACCATCGGCACAACAATAATCA